GGTACGAAATTCAAGATGTTGGGAAACATGTTTTATTCCTTTCTTTAATAACAGTTAATGTTTGTGGTGATTATGCACGAGAAGCATTCATCTAGTTTGTCCAGCAATATTATATCCACGTCCACGTATTCGCCGTTTATTATGCGTTGCGCTTTTTCCATGTAGTCGCCGTTCACAATGGTTTCCGATTGGTGGTCTGTTGCATTGCTCGCATAGTCTTGGGCTTCCGTCAATTGCGTCGCTGGAAAGTCCGAGAACACACTGCGATGTTTCGAGTAGGTGTCGCTGCTTGTGAGAATCGCGCCGTTGTTTTCGTCGATTGCCTTGTAGAGCGGTTTCAGCATTGGCATTGTCTCGTCGATTATTCGATGGAAGTGCCGCAGCCATCGTGACATTGGCAAGACGCCTAAAGTTCTGTCGTAATATCGATTTTCGATTTTGCGGCAGCAACGTCTGTACTGCTCGTCATCGTATGCCGCGTCGCGCCATGACCATTTCGGGTCGGTCCAGTCCACGCCGTTTCGTGTGTCCAGCAGTTCACCGAACGTGATGTTTATCGCGGTGTGGAATTCGTCAATCTGTTCGCTTGGCTCGTAATATGGTATTTCAGGCATTGTCATCATCGGCTCCCATCTGACGCTCGATGTTGTTCCAGTAATTGTAGTTGTCCGAATAGTTATCCTCATTCCAAACAACCTGAATCGGTTCGGAAAGGTATTTCTCGAATCTTGTGTTGAGCGTGTCGCACGCTTCGCGTCTCGCGTTCAATTCGCTTAACGCGCGCATGTCGCTTGGCTCGTTCAACGTTTTTATTTCCGTTGAGGTCTGACGTTCGGTTTTCATCACCGGGATATTGCTGATACCAAGCGCCAAGTAGAAATTGTTCCAAGTGTTCTGAATATCCTGTTGCACTTCCTCACCAATGTATTTTACGCCCGTCTGCAAGACTTGCGCGCGCATTGAATCGCTGAACCCGTTTGTCGCCATGATTGCAAGCTCACCGCCACTCATTTCCTTGAGCAGTTGCACAGCCGCGTTTTCCTGTGCGGGTGGCGTTTCGAGAATGAACGGGATTTTTTGGTGGAAACGGTTTTGGCGTCGTACCATGTACAAATCTTCGATTTCGTGCGCGAAGAATCTGATGGTCGGAATCAACGGGGTACGTGCGGAATTGGAGTAGACGAACACACCATTGTTGTTGTTGACCGGGAAACGCCAACCGTTCAAACCGTATGACCACCATTTGCGTGGCCTATAATACACGTTGTAGTTGGATTCGGTCACTGCTTGTGTGCTGTAGAATATGCCTTTTTGCGAGTTCGGGAATGCGATTGTCGCGTATCCGAAGTAGAGCAGATTGTATTCTAAGAACCACGCGTCGCATGTTTTCGGCAGATTGAGCCATTTGAATCGGCTCAACGCGATGTTGAGCATTTGGTTGTATGCCATGTTGTAGGCGTCGCTGTTGAGCTGTTGGCTTTGGTTGAATTGCGGGTGGGCACCCTGTTCGAGCTGCGTTCGGCTCAATGGTTCTTTCCGACTACGTTTACGTCCCATATAGATACTCCTATCCAGTTTAAAATATACTATAGATTTTTGTGAATGTCAACTCTGCCGATTTCATCGGCGTGTCGCCAAACCGTCACACCACGCTCAAAAATATCACGCAACACGGAAACGAAACGCGGCAGCACATGAGCGCCTATAATCGTCAATTCGGACGCCTTCCAATAAGTGAAATGCTTGCACATGTTCAAGGTAGGTTCCATGTAAATCTTATTCGACGCGACACCGAAACGCGAGAAATAATCACCCGCACGGGACAACGCGCCCAAAGGCTGTGTTCTGATTTTCAAAGTCACGGCTCGACGCCCAAGCGAATCATCAAGTGACAACGCCTCATACCTACCGACTTCTGACGTACCGCTGCTGCCCGAATCAGCATACGCGCGATTCACATCAAGTCGCGCCAATTCCATGTTCGAGCGAAGATTCGCTATTTCCGTATCACGCGCGCTTTTCGCGGTGCTTTTCGTGTTCGCGTTCGTGCGCTTCGCGTTCTCTTTCGTGGTCGTGTTCGTCGCTGAAGCGACTGCCTTTGTGTTCGCGTTCGTGCGCTTCGCGTTCTCTTTCGTGGTCGTGTTCGTCGCTGAAGCGATTGCCTTTGTGTTCGAATTCGTGCGCGCAGCGTTTCCGGTCGCGGCATTGTATGTACGCGTGTTGTTCGCGTCGCCCGTATTTTTCGTGTCGGCCAAATTCTTGGTCGTTCGGTCGAAATTTTGGTCAGCTACATCGTTGTCGAACGCGATTTTGTTTTCGGCTGTGTCGCTGATGTTCGCGTTCGCAAGGTTGTTCGACTGCCACTTGAACGAATTCTGATGGTCGGAATAATATTTGGCGGCGATACGCGAGTTGTTGTCCGCCATGCTCAACAGATTCGCCGCGTTGAGCGTCTTCTGATTCTGCATCGCCGTGACGGGAGCGACTGCCACGCCAAGACTCGCCATCTGACCGACCGCGCTAACACGCGCGCGTGACACGCTGCCACCGGCGGGCATGGCCGCGTGACTGCCGCTGCCCGCGAACGGCGAATCCGTGAAGCCGACGCCCGCTGCCGCTTCCGCTCCCGCCACGCCGATTGTTCCGGCCATGAGTGTGGCCAAAGCGGCCTGTGTCAGACCCTCCACGACCGACGCGTCCATGAAAGCGTTGAGGTTCGCGTTCGTATCGCTCTGATAGGCATACGCGTTCGTGAGATTCCACATTTCAGAAACGCATTCGACCTGTGTGGTGTCGGTGTTGTAGTTCTGCGCGGTCTTCACGACCTTGTTGCGCGTGTAGTTCTGCAAATACTGCTTGACATACAGCTGATTCCAGTCGCGCTCGCGCCAACCAATCGTCTGATTGGTGAGAATCAGCGTCGCGGCGGCGTTGTCGAAAGCGGCCTTCGCGCTCGCGTTCGCATTCGTCAGGGAAGTGTCAGCGTTCGCATTCGTGTTCGACAATGCCGTGTCCGCGCTCGCGTTCGTGTTCGTCAGGGCGTTGTCGGCGTTCGCGTTCGTGTTCGTCAGCGTGGTGTTAGCGCTTCGAACCGCGTTGTCGTATGACGTTATCGCGGCGTCTCTTCGCTGCCGTACTTGCTTGTTGTATACTCGCATTCGCAACAAATCCGATTCGCGTACCTGTAGGGCGTACAGTGGAATGTCCCATTCCATGACTGCTCTCCGAATATCGCTTATCGGCAGCTCTGTGTCTTCGGAGCCACCATTGAGTTTTTTCATGGTCATCGTAAGCGATTGCGGTAATGATTCCTCACAGCCGATACCGTCGAACCATACGACACGGCGCGCAAGGGGCATTGCGATTGACGCTGCTTCATGCAAGGTGAGCCGACCGCGTGTGTCCTCTACGCGCACAGTCGCAATCTCGTTGCCCATGCCGTCGGTTATTTCGAGTACGGAATAAGGTGATACGTACAGTTTGGTGATTTTCGCGTAATCGGTCGGAATGTTGAAATCTGAGGGCCGCAATGTGTATGTCGTGAGACTGTTGTCGCGTTTTGCCTGAACAACGAGCCAATCGATGCCAAGCACTCCGGCCTTCTCTTCGCTGAATCGCAGACATTTGGTCGGAATCACGCACATGAAACGGACGGCTCCGAGTATCTGAGGGCAGCGCGCGAAAAGGTCGTTGAGGTATGTTCCGGTGACTGATTCGGAATCGACCGCGAAGATGTTGAGATTGTTCGCGGTGAAATCATCGGCGGAAGCGAAAGGCGTGTATTCGCCCTCGCAGCCGCTTGTGTCGAATCCGCCCGCGCCCCATTCGAAGCCGGACGATAGCGCGCCGGTCTCGTCATCGTATACCGGCGCCGTGTCGCTTGTCGGCACGCCGACGTGCGAAGCCATCTCACCGAGCTGCGTCACGTCGCATGTGAGCGCGAAGCATATGGACATGTCGCCGCGGTTGAGGTTGAATCCGCTCGCAGCGGTAATGCGTGGGTTGCCGTCAGCGTATGACACGTCGGGCATAAGCATATCGATGGAATTCTCCAATGGATTCTCGAGCAGCTGCGTCGGTGTTGTCTCTACCAATGGCGCGTGTCCGCGTTCCAAAGCCAAGTTTCTGAGTTCAACGTGGTTGATACAGTCAGTCCACACGTCGCGTTCCAGCATCACGGTTGTGGTGTTCGGGCTGTCGGCTCGAATATCGGTGATGAAATAATGATACGTTATCTGTACATCAGCATCCTGTAATGGCAGTTTTCCGATGTTCTTTGTGAAATCGATTACAAGATAATTGTATTTCTGCATGGTTGCATACGGCACGGGCAGTTTCACGCCATCGCTGTCCGCGCGTGCGATATACATGGCTGACGTGAGCGTGACGCTTTCGCCATCCAAATTCTTGAAATACGAATCCCGTTCATCATCATCAGCGAATTTCACCACATCATGATAATCATCACGGAAATTGACATTGCACAGCTTCAACCGTGTGTCGGGCGTCCACATATTGTAGTCGAACGTGTTCTTGTATTGCCGGTACACATGCGTGTCGTTCGCCGGGAATGGCGTGCTATCGGGCAAATGCGGAAAAGTCATAAAAAACACTCCTAACAAAAAATGGGTTCGCACGAATAGTATCGTGTGAACCCATTATAGCAAACCGCCGTCAGCTGTTCGCGGCTTCAGGTTTCTTCGCGGTAATTTCGAGCGTCGAAGTGTAGGTCTGCGTAGTGCCGTTCGGGTTGATGTACGTGCTTGTGGCGGTGATGTGGAATTTGCCCGCATGCTCCCACGGCTTCTTCTGGATGTGCAGCCGGTTCAAATCGTCAACATAAGTACCCTTCGGGTCGAACGGGAACGGCGTGGCCGAATTGGTTCCGGTGTATGCCGCTGTGACGTCATAGGTGACTGAATCCGGCGCGGTCTTGACCGCATCGTTCGCCGGGCTGAGGGAAGCGGTCAGCTTCGGCGTGAGCTGCACCACATCCTCCGGCACGACTTCCGTCTTGTCGCCCGTAAGAGTCACGCCTGTCACCGTCTGCGCGACAACCGGAATGGTGGTTGCGGCTTCGGTGGTGAACAGCGCGCATGGCGTGAAAGGCGACACGCCGTAGATTCCCCAATGGTGAAGGTACATGGTGTCGTTCAGCGTCTGTGGATTGTTGAACTGAGTGACGGTGTAGTTAGTGTCGCGTACTTGGAACCACTCGTTGCTCACGAGAAGAGCCACCGCGTTCGGGATTCCGAGCGTCGGAACATTGATTACGCGGTACGGCACCTCCGCGCGGTCAACGTGGAACAATGCGGCCAACGCGTCAACGTCGAGCGAAGCGCTCACGTCCGGCGTGGTCAGAAGCACCATCTGATTCGGCGTCGCGTATGTCGGAATCTCTTTGATGTTCAACGCGTTCCACTGCGTCGAAGGGAATTGCATGAATCCGGCGGTGGCCCGCAGCTCTTTGAGCAGTGCCTTCGCGCTTTCCGCGTCGGTCGGCGCCTTGTCGATATGCACCTTGTAGAAGCCAAGCTCGCGCTCGTACCACGGGATAAGCTCAAGCATGATGTTCATCTCATCGTAATTGTCGGAATTACGGGGCGTTTCCATAATCTGCGCGATGAACCGATTCAGACCGTACTCTTCCGTGAACGCCTGACGAAGCTCGTCGCTGTTCCAAGAAATCGGATAATAGTCCTTGCGGTTCTGCTCGTAGAACCACACCGCTGCTTCGGGACGGTGCAGTTTCAGAAGGTCTTCCGCGTCGTCACGGTATCCGTGCGCCTTAATCCACTTGACGGCAATTTCCTGTACGGTGGAGCCGTAGTAGAGGTTTTCCTTTTTAAAAACGGCGAGAGGGTTCTTGAACGGTTCGTTCTGCGCCATGACGGTAAGCCCGATGCGGTTCACGAGATTCCATACGAAATCGTTCATGTACTGTCGGTTCATCGGGTCGAAGAGGTGCTTTACGGTGTTCGCCACGCCCATCTGCGTTGTCGGGGGAATGCGTTGCTGATAGTCGTTCGTGCCCTGAAGTCGAATCTTGTCAAGGATTGTCGCATTGTTCACAGCCATAATATTGTCTTTCCTTTACAGTTTGAAATCCATATCTTCCAACGAATCCGGTTCATTATCGCCATCATCGTCGCCATCATCGGCGTCAACCTCCCGAACGGTTGCGCCGTTTTCCACCATCGAGCCGATGGCGTCATCGATTTTGGTAATGATTTTATCGAGCTTTTCCGAAATGACGTTGAAAATCTCGCGCGCGTCATCCACGGCGCTCGAATCCTTGTCGTCGCTCGTCGTGCCGGCGTCGTTGGTTTCATCTTCGACGGTGGTGTTCTCGCTCTCATCTTCGTTTTCAGAAGCCATGCTGTTATCATCTCCCTTTGCAGTGGATATTAAATAAGCCATGCAAGCACGGTAAGGCGTGCCGCATGGCTCAAGTATAGCATAAAGAGACGTAACACGTTCAAGCAAACGAACGACTCGATTTTCCCTGTATCGGTTCATGTCGCCATCGAGAGTCAACCGTGGGTGTTGGCGGCATGTTTTATGCATTGCGATTGCAAGCGCCTTACATCATATGCTTCAACACAGTATAGCACATTATCATTTCACACCGAAATTCCTTAGCATGTCGCTGATTTCAAGTTGCGTCTCCACTTTGTCATAGCGAAGCAAGCCAAGCGAATGGTAATCGATGATATTGCGAATGAGTTCCTTTGCGATGTTCGCAGTGAGATAATTCAGTTTGTTGTCATCCCGTGTCAACGCGAATCTCTGAACATGATGGGAATGGTCGAACCTTGTGGAAATGAACACATATCCGCATTCCATGTCAAGGTACACGGCGTAGTCGCGCTTCAGCCATCGGAACAGATATGCGAACCGGCTGTGGCTCACATGCGGTTTCATGATGAAATCATCGGAATGCGACATGAACCGGTTGCCCGCGCTAATGTCCGCGTCATCCTTGAGCATACGCCCCGCCACCGTGTTCGTGGTCTTCGACTTCGCGTATTCCGAATCCTCCACGTAATCGAAAAGACACGTCTTCCCGTCGAGCCAATGCAAACCGTATTCGGGCTCCAATGGCACGTCATAGCGCTGAAAATATGGATTGCGCGCGTCACATGCGTTGCCAAGCAGAAACAATCTTGGCTTGCGCAAGCCTTGATTGTCGGTGTCGCCACGCTCACGCGTCACGGTATCGACCAAATTCGCCAATTGGTTGAACTCATTGCGCAGATAATGATGGTGAATGTCGTTGTTGTCTATGATAATCTCATCCATGCAGATGTTACGCACGTTGACATACGTGCTTTTCTTTTTCTGCTGCTGCAAACTCAGTGGAATGAAATATCCGCATATCTTCCATTCCGGTTTCGACTTCTCATCCTGTGGCTTTCTCGCTATCTCAGCCGTCTTCGTCGTGGTTCGGAAAAGCCAATCGTGGAAAATGCCATCGTTCACAATGCGGTCGAAATAATTGCGCGCAACATCATCGCATTCCTCACGATAGCGCGCAACTTCCACGAAACAATACCCATTGCGAATATAATCCTCAATGAAATACTTGCGCACGCCATAGGTCTTTCCCAAACCACGCGCGCCGATAATCATGTTCACGTCTGCGTCACGCGGCAATATGACTTGACGCAACCTATTGTAATAAAACTTTGCCATCAATCCCCACAATCATAGGCGTACCATTCTCATAAACAAGCTCACGCGATATACGCATGACATGCCTATTATATGCACGTTCCAAATAACGCATGTTCTCATAATTCGACTGCTTTCCGGTCTCGCCAAGCCATCTGCCCGACGGATACAATGCGATGCTCTCAGGCGATTCGACATATGCCGTCGCGCCCGTGTAATCGGTCACAGCACCCTTATACCAATCCGTCACATCAGGTTGTGTGCGCATGAGTGTGTGGCAAATCGAATAATCCACAAGCACGTTATAACCCAACGCAAGGGGAGCGACAACCGCGAAATCCACGCCACGCGACACAAACGAATCGATGAACGATTCGGCAGTGTACATGTTGTCAGGCCTAGGCAGACCGGCGCATGTTATATGCGTGCGGTTCGAATGGTCTAGACTCACGCGCGCCTTGTTCCACAATTCCATGTGCCGCGCGTACCGTGTCGTACCCCCACAATCCTCAACTTCAAATTTTCCGATGTGCGTCAAGGGACTAGCCAAATCGGGGAACACTTCGCGCACACGACGCATGGTCGAATCTATCGATTGCTCTATGGCGTCATGCAATGGCTTCAAGGCTTGCAGCAAATCGGCGTCGGTCACATCAGGGTCGCAACGAATCTTGAGACTGTCCGTGTCGCCACCCGTCACGTCCACGCGATTGCCCAACGCGCGGTACAGCAGTTCCATGGCTATCACCAAATGCATACGTGAACCGGCCACGATACGCATTCCATACGTGTACAAGACCTTTGGCTTTTTAGGTATCTTCTCGTTGAAGTTATCAGGCGTGCATACCGTGTCATGGTCTACGCTCAGCATTCCGTTTCCGTCCACAAGATACGACGGTTTCAGAATATCCTGTGCCTGTGTCCCATAGATTCCATTGAACTGTCCTTTGACGGTACTCTGATAATACGCGGCAAGGAACTTGTCGCTCAACGCTCCGCTGCGCGCGTCATCGGCGATACCATCAGGTATCGAACCCGGTATGTCACCCTCATACGGAACCCCCCTAGAATAGCCCTTTATAAGATTCTTCACATCGGTCTTGCGTTCGAATAGCAAATTGGATTGCAACGTAACATAATCGGGCGGAACGATTGTCTTGGTGGTCGCTTCGCCATACAACACATCGAAAGAATCGAAATCATACACTTGCCCGATATTCCACAGTTCAATCTCGTTCAGGTTCAGCACCACGCTGTCGGCCGCGTACAGCTTGCCGAAGGCGAACGTCGGATTGACCGCGCTATCGATGTGTCCATTCGCGCGGATATTGTTCTCCTGTTCGACCGCGCTGTCATTACGGCTGTAATCTGTGTCAGTCGTGGTTGTCTTCGCGAATTTCGAGCGTGGACAAATCGCAATGCCCCAACGCTCGAAACACGAATCCTTGCGAAGCCGAATGTTCTCTAATCTGATAGCCGCGTGCAAGCCAAGCTTGAATGGATTGTCATACCAATACAGCACATCATCCAAAGATTTTTTCAAAATGCGGTCGCATACGATACGCAAAATTTCCTTGTTGACGAATCTGAAACCCACCGGCAAACGACGCCCATTGATGAACGCATGGTGCATTGAAGTCACGTCAAGGCTAGCTACGTTATCCACGACAACGCTAGCAGTTTTAGCAGCCGTGAACGTCAATCCGCCACGGAAACACGCTTTGCGCAACGCATACGCGCGGTACGTGCGCGGAAACTCCTGTTTGCAAGTCAGCTCGAAGGCTCGCGACAATGTTTCGGTCTTTCCCGAAGACAATCTGAAACGGCGCGCCCCCAATTCGCGTTTGGCCATTTGACGCACAAGACTTGTCTTCGTAAGCACGGTACACCCGAACATGCTTTCGTCAAGCCAAGCATTGGCCTTGAGCAGCCACTTCAGATATTCCGGTATCACCTGAACATCACGACGCGCGTAATGCAATTCCAAATCGGACAATGGAGTCTCAGGCGTTCGCGTGAGAGTGTAATCCCAATCACCCTTCGCCTTCGCCAAACCGCACGTCTCCCCCATCGCGGCCAACCCGTTCTGCTCAAGGTAGAACGTATCCCAAAAACGCAATAATACGGTGGTGTCGTTCTTTCCATCACCTTGCTCAGGAGCGATGAGGTCTAGCGTGTACACGCTTGACGCGGTTTGCGCATTGGCCGCCATGCGGTACCGCAACGCCAATTCATGCAATAAGGGCTGCAAATCGAACATGAGGTTGTACGCGCATACGACGGGTACGGTGTCATTCGTGATACCCCACTGTATAAGGTCTTGCAGATACGCTAGCATTTCGGGCACGTTGCGATAGAAACGCACATCATCACATGATGAATCATACTCCGCGATTTTCGTATCACGTAAATCATTGCAGATGAACAACACCGGAAAAGCACGCGATAACACTCCATCGCCAATCGTAGTGGTTTCGGTGTCATACGCGCATACGACACGATAATTTTGTTTCCACATGATTCTAACGGATTACATCAGGGTCCACCGCAAGCAGATATTCAGGACTGCCGCCATCATAATTTGTGTCATCCTCAATTTCATACGTACCCTCATGCAACGCTTTAACATAATCCAAAGCCTGTCTGTTTTCAGACATGACACGCTCGAAAAGCTCGTTCACGTTATCAACATCATACGCTTTCATCACTGCTTCGATACGTTGCTCACGCGGCACAGAAGGCTTATCCCAAATATTTTGCGTGTAACGGAAGAAAATGTTTATCTTCTCGCGCCCATATTGCCCAAAAACGCTTTCCTCACCCTTCGCGGCCGCGCGCATTTCGGTCTTGAAAATCGCCATCGAACGCTCACGTTCCAAAGTCTTGCGAGTACCACCACGTACTTCGCGCGCTCTTTTGACCAATACGTCCAATCGACGATTGGCTTGCGCTATAGCCATGAGTCTTTGCCCTTTGTCGCTGATACGACCGATATATGTCTGCTTCAATCCTTTTTGCAAACGTGATATGTAATCCTTGCGTATCTTTCGTTCGCTTTCGGGCAACGGCTTTTGTAATGATTTTTCCAAGGACTTTATAGCGCGTTGCACTCTCTTACGCTTGTTTACCAACTCATCACTTGGCTTACGGGCTCTAGGCATTTTTGACTCTCTTTTCAATAGGGTATAAAAAACCGTGCGCTAAAAATATAGCACACGGTTAGGATAACATTAAATAGTTATCACAGCATTTCAATGCTCTTCAAAGTGTTACCATTGGCGTTAACCGTGGAAACAACATGAATCTTGATACCACCATTAGCCTTGTTCAAATCAGGAAGAACAGCGATAATATCACGCAAAGAACGCACAATACCTTCAGACTGCGTAAAATAAGCTACGCCCTCAGAATCAAACAAGTACGCGTTAACGCAATGCTTAGGCGGGTTGGAACGAGCGCGAACGCCATCGGAAGTGAACACGTCAACAACAGTAATGGCCTTATCACCAATGCTGTTCAACGACACCGCGCTGTTCTTGGCGTTAAGCATACGCTTGACACCCTCAAAATTGGAAGTATCGAAAGTGCAGATATGCTTTTCAACAGATTCAACAACAGTTTCAACATTATTTTCAGTCATGATTAAATCACTCCTCATTCTCATCATCATTATTAATATCATCGGATGTAAGGTCATTCACAGTCGAAACAACCTTCGCATGTTCGATGAAAAAATTAGCGTCCATCACATAGGAAGTACGCTCGTACTTAATATCATCCACAAGGACATTGGAAATACCATTGCGTAGCAAAACAGCGATAGCCCTATCAATACTGCGAATGGCAATACCCTTGACTGTGAAAGTCTCAATAACACCATCACGATTATAATAGGAAATAATCGAATTAGTTACAGTTTTACGAATAGCTCTCATTTCAACTCAATTCATTAACATTAATAGTTTACTGCGCTCTTACGAACACATAAAATAGTATACAACAAAAATGGCGTGCCGCAAAACACGACACGCCGAAATATTAGATTCAATACTTCAAAATCTGATTAGGGTAAATCAAATTCGGATTACTCAACCCATTCAACATAGCAACACGTTGCCAATCAGAACCAAACACGGTGGACAACGTATCATTAGGCTGTACCCGATAATAACGGTATGAAGACTGCTCCGACACGGAAGCAACCGCGCCACCATAACACACCCGTTCACCCGGCCATATCAGATTAGGGTTACCCGAACGATACCCATACCATGCCGTGTACGGTTTCAAACCGGTACGTTCCGCAATAGCACCCAAAGTATCGCCCGACTGCACAACCACGCAAGACGCGCCACCCGCACAGGATGAATGCGCAGTATTAGTAGCTTGCACATAAGATACAGTAGGTTTCCTCACAGCGCCATTATTCGGATTCGCGTAACGTTCCCACTGCCAACGCTCACCCAAAAACAGATTCAAGTCAAGATAACCCGAATACCCATCAAGCCAACCATGAGACGTGTACTGTATCATCGCTTCGCCGGAAGCCCCCACATTCCACGGTTGCGCCTGATAACCCGTAGCATAATTGTTCGCATATTGAGCAACCCACAATCCACAATTGGCGCGAACATCTTCAGGTATCTGATACACCCAAGCGCGCGACGTGTACACCATAGGCCAAACATGCGTTCTATCATGCACACGGTTCACCCACCGACGTATCCAATCCGAATTACCAAAAGCCGCGTTCTGATACTGCTCCCAATCCAAAACAAGTACAGCCTTACTGATATAATCAGAAGCAAGCGAAACAAAAATATCCGCTTCACTTTCAGGATTCATACCCGACGCGTAATCATACAAACCGATGCCCTCACCCTTGGCGACGATACAGCTTGCTTGCGTCTTCCAATAAGGATTAACATACGTGCCCTGATTGACCTTGACAATACCAAAATCAGCCGCTACATTACACGGCGCGGTAGCAGACTGATGAGAAGACCAATCAACACCATTCATATCAGCATTAGCACACGGCACAAACACCATGCACAACACGCAAGCAACAGCCGCGACACGACTAAAAATTCGACTTAACATCATCACTCCTAAGCAAAGCAATCAACTCATCCATGAGACTGTTGTTCTTCTCAATACTCTCACGGAAATTCTCAACCGTATTATTCACAAACCACGCCATAGCGCAACACGCGACAATCGGAAAACCGACCGAACCAATCAAAGCAACCACAGTATTAACATCCATAATTACAATCTCCTAACAAAATAGGGTGGCCCCCACCTTGAGAACCACCCCATAAAATACAACAACATATTCACATTTGCAAAATCGGCATAGCCCCACCTGAACCATAACCGCTATAAGAATCAAACAAAGACAACAACATAGGAAAAGAATATTTTCGCAAATCAGCATACACCAACGAACTACGCTTACTAACATACCGAGCAATAATATCACGAGCTTTAGTATTGCTAATAGAATCGCGAATATGAGGAAATTCATTCACAAAATAATCACGATACTTCACAGTATTAAACCGATACAAAAACACCTCACTAAAACCATCAGAATCAACAAAATTCTTATCACTATGAACATATTCAACCGCATAAAACATGTCAACCCCTTAGTATACAATAACACATAGAACAAATGCAATAATATACAACAGCAGCAATCTCAAACACTGCTTATTCATCTATCAGACCACCTTCGGAAGAAAACCAACAACCATTATACCAAGCTCAGAACACGCTTCAGCAAAAGACTTCCCCAAAGACAAAACAGAACTAACAAACATGTACGCGTTAATAGTATGCAAAACATAATCAGAAACAGCATTATCAACATCAAAAACATACAACATATCATAATCCATCATTGACGAATTACCATGCAAACATTTAACCAATACTTCAGACAATGAAATTGCTGAACTTATTTTCAATTCTTTCATAATGTAACACCTTTCTAATGTTTTATTTCTAGTATAGCATATTAATTGTTCAAC